TATCGACATCTTTCTTCTGTATTTCCGTATGCCATCTTTTTAGCATCGTTGAAATACCAAACAAAGAGTCCATAAAAGACTTTCTGTCCTGTTCGAATGACATAATCTTTAATGTAGTTGACCAACTTTGTTAGCTAAATTAACTAATCTCTCACTTATTTTACTTAAAGCTTTATGTGTATTCTTCCAATATGACCTTGAGTCAACATTTAACTCATTTTTCAATCTAACATTATATTTGACAAGTCGTTCCAACTCAGTAAGACTATTACGAGTTTCTCTCATTGCCATTCCAATTTTTTGTTTAGGAGTCATAGTATCATCGTTTCTATAATCGTGATATCTACCTTCTTTTCTTAATTTAGGGTCCTTAGGTTTAAAATTATCAGTACCAATTGTTGGATCCTCGTGTCCGTCTTGATATCCAGCCTTTTTCTTCTTCTTACCTTTTTTATTACTACCCTTGAATGAATGTGGTGTTTGATATTCACCACCAGCAGTCGCAGTTGAATTAGCTTCTTCTAATTCTTGTTTAATTAATTCTCTAATAAGATTACGAAGTGACATTCCTTATCTCCTTGATAAGTTCATAATACCTCATTAGTGCAACTACTTGTTTATCCTTAACAATTTTACCCTTAGAAAGTGCGTCTGTTTGTTTTATTGCTTCAGATAGTTTAATTTTTGTAATGTCATCATCTATTTTTGGTAAAATTTTTGTAAGAATTTGTTTTACTTTTGAAATTTCACCATTTACAAACTCTCGTAATGAGTTGGTATTGGAAATATTATTTATGTACTCTTTTAATAGATTTCTCTGCATAGGATTAAGACTCTTATACTTACCATTAAAGTTTTCAACCATTAACTGATAAGATAATGCTTGTATGTCTTTGTCCTCTTTTTTATAATCAGAAACAACTTCTGAATCTACTTGAGATTTCTTAACTTTATTACGAGTTATATGTTCAGTAATACAAAATGAACTATCCACTTCATCTAATGGGTTAAGGAAATTAATAGTTTCTGCCATAAATAATTTATAAATTGAAGCATATACTTTATAATTTGGAATTCGTGCCCTAAAAAAGTCCTCTACATTATAATTTTCTCTAATGTCTTTTATAAGATTGTATTTTTCATTACGCAGTTTCTTATTTTGTAACTTTTCTCTTGATTTCATTACTACTTGTAATAATTTTTCTGCCTTATGAGACGACTTATAGTTTTCTTTTAATAGTACTTGATAAAGTTGATTTTCTTTTCCAAGTTCTGAATTCTCATTAAAGAATTTTTTTAATATCTCGACTGATTTAGAGGTTTTACCGCCATTTATCATATCTACGGTAATTTGACGGGATAATAATTCAAAAAGTATTCCCGTATTCTTTATCTTCGAGTGTTTTACTCGTTGGGCCATAATTAATGCTCCTAAATTTGTATATTTCTTCATCTATAAATATAAAAACTTCTAATAATTCATCATTTAAGTTTCACTTAAAGTTGAATCTACCTCGTTTTTATATTCTTGTTCCACATCTGAAGTTTCTGTTATTATTTTTACTTCGTCTCTACTGACTTTACCTAAACTTTTCTTTAATGCGTCATAGTGTGCTAACGCAATTCCATATTTTGGACTACCACTACTACCTTTTCGTTTGTCATGGCTACCAAGTGGATCACGACCTCTCACACTTGAGTCCTTTCCATGTTTAGGACCTTCTTTTGGACGACCACTGCCTGGCCATCCATCTTCTGGTATATCCATTTCTAATTCTCTACTTGTTCTTGCTGTTCTTGCTCCTGGTGGTTGTGGTCCAGGTACTCCTGGCATTCCACCTTCTGCTCCACCTGCGTCCATCATTGCCCCTTGAGTTCCAACGGCTTCTTGACTCTGAACAGGATCATTACCTTCCATTTCAATCTGTGACCATCTAAACTTCCGTTTTTGGTCTTTCAATAATCCAAGTCTTACTTGTTCTTTTTCTTCTTCTGTGAATTTAAAAATATTATTATAAATCCAATCGGTATCAGCAATTTTGGCATCCATCATAGATTGTGCTAAACTTTGTTTATTATTCCACAATTCAATTTTTTCTTCTTCATAAATTGTAGATGGATTTTTTAATGCTAAATCAAAATTAACAAGTTCTTCATCTGTATATCCTTGTGAATACAAATGTACTATCGCAATTTTGTGCAATTCACTAACAAGAATTCTTTGTATTCTTTCAATAGTTCTTGCAAACCTTACATCTTCTGCTGCTAATGTTGCTTTACTTCCAGCCGCCTCGTCATATCCAAGAAATGCCTTTGGAACTTTTAATGCTGCCATCAACTTGTTTCTCAAATATTCAATATCATCTACAGCTTCATAAGTCAATCCTGCTAAACTCTCTATCTGAGTTCCACTATCTCCACCACGAACTGGTAAGAAGAAATCCTCTGTAAGATTTTGGATATTATATTTTAAATTATATTCACCTGTGTTTTGGTCTATAACTGGAGCCTTTTTCATCTTGTTGATTATCTTTTGCATAAAGTTTTCTACTTCTGCTGGTGGTATGTTTCCAATATCAATCTTGAACACTCTCTTTTCAGGTGCTCTCATTATCCTATGTATCAACATAGCATCTTCCATAAGTGAAAGTTGTTTCCAAATCTTACGAGCTCCTTCAATCATACCTTTACCATAAGGTAAAAAGTTTGAATCACTTAATAATCTAAAGTGAGCTATTTCAAAATTTTCTAATGTTTTTCCTTCTGCTGTCCGTGAACCATGTCTATTATCACCATTTTCAACTATAAATTGAGTAAAATATGGATTCTCTGGATCCTCTCCTTCAAGACGAGTCACATCATAAGGTGAAAGTGGTACTACATTTGTAACTCCATACTTTTCTTTAATATCTAAAAATAGATAAAAATCTCCATACTTACACATATTTCTAACCCACGGCCATAGATTGAATTCTATATTCAATACATCATAAAATAAATTGTGTAATATATCATGAATATTTTCGTTATCTGAATTAACTTCTAATATTTTACCATATTCATTTTTCATTGTGGATTCGTCTGCATATATATCAAGTGCACTTGCTATAATTGCATCATTATCCATTTCTTCATAATCTCTAAACAACCCAAGTCGTTGTGATTGGAAACTAATTGATTGTGCGTGTCCATATCCACCTGATGCCTGAGAGGTGTGAAGTCTTGACCATCTATCTATAAGATTGTTTCTTGTTGTTGCCTGTACTTTTCCCGTATCGGCAATCTTTAACTTTCTACCACCTGCATGTCTTACGATTACATTTGTGGAAAAAAGTCTTTGTAGTCTACTTCTTAGATTTGTTTTTGCCATTTTATCCTCTTATTATTTTATTAACCAAGTTAGATCTTCGGTTTCATCACCAACATTCATTTGCCAAGAATCATTACGATTATCTGTTGGTGTGTAAACTGCTTCATAATCTAACATTTTACTTAGGACTGTTTTTTGTAGGGCAATTCCCTCTGCGTTCAACCTTAGTGCAGTATCTCTTACCCACAATCCTATTGCTAAACTCATTGCAAGGTCATCATTGTACCCTTGCATTGCTTCAGCTCTATTATTATTCCATATAAAGACAAACAATTCATCAATCAATCTGTCCGAATGTACGGTTACAGATTTCTCTCTGAAGTATTCTTCTAATTTAGCAATTACCAATGGTCTTGTTTTCATAGTCATACTGAATCCAGGTACCATTTGTCTTTCGGAATTTCTATATTTGTTTGTTACTTGTCTTGCGACATCAACATACCTTAAATCTTTACTTGTATAAAATAGATTATCATATTCTCTATCAATTACTTGTTGAATAGCTGCCCAACCAATACTTGAGTTCTCAATAACAAGTAATGCGTTGTTATACTCTACAGCAGTATTCATACATAAATTACCAAAATCTTTGGTAGAAATCTTTCCCTTGTATTCTGCAACTTGTTCCATACTCTCTATTTCTAAAACATGAAATGCAGAAAAGTCTTGTCCGTCCCCACGAGCAACATCACCAGCAACTACATAACTTTTTGTGTAATCTGGTTGTCTATAAATCCATAAGTTACTATCTATTCCCCTTTTTTCGATAGGTTTTTCTATATGTGTTTTTTTATACTCCTCAAGAATTCGAGGATCAATAACACCTTGACCAGAAGTGATAAAGTCACAATCACACTCTTGTGCGGCTCCACTTGGTCCTAATAACTTGTCTTGTTCATCTCTCCAATCTTGTTCTCTGTCAGGATGTACCGTCCAATGTAATTTAATTGTATTCCAATCATTCTCACCTTCTTCAGCACCTACCCAAGTTCTGTGAAACCAATTTCCAACACCATTTGGTGTAGATAGTGCAATACATTGACCACCAGTACTCAAAGTACTTTGTGCAGCAGTCCATATTGTATCAATCTTATCGATAAATGCTGCCTCATCCATAACAAGTAGAGATAGTGCCTCTGAACGACCTGCGTCCTCAGTAGATGATATCGCTTTTACTTGTGAACCATTTGAGTATCTGAGTGAGAGTTTGTTATCCTCAACACAATTTGACCTTACCCAACTTGGTAGGTTTGCGTGCATCACTCGAATCTTTGTAACCAAGTTTTTAGCAGTATCTTGTTTGGTAGCAATTACCAATATATTTTTATCTGATTGAAAAGTCATCATCCATAAAGAATATCCAGCAGTTAGTGTTGATATACCCAACTGACGAGCCTTTAAAATAACATTATAATTATTATTTTTAAATTGATTCAAAGAATCTTCTTGAAATGGATAGAGGGCAAAAGGTACTTTTCCTTTCATTGGATGTTGGATTACAGCATACTTTTTTAGAAAGTATACAGGATCCTGTGCACACTTTAAGTATTCTTTTTTGATTACTTCTTTAAGTTTACTATCCATTAATTTGATACATCCATTATTTTAATTCCAAAATAAGTTGGAATGGTTACTGATGCCACCCCATATGTAAAGTACAGCCATTTATTTTCGTACCAACTCGGTTTTGCCAGTTTTGCCTTTTTTATGTAAGCCTCATTTTGTGCCTTTATTGAAATGATTTGTTTATCTTTTGCCAGAATCAATAAAGAATCTAACTTCATCTGTTCCTCATATTCCGTTACTAATCCTTCGTAGATTTTAATCTGAACTGATTTAGTACTATCAGAATATTGTAATTCTTTTATTTGATTTGCTATTCCCAATACCTGTTCGTCTGTCAATGTTGTCTGTGCAAACAAAGGTACGGATAGTAGTAATATCCATAAATATTTCATATTTATTCCTTATCTATGTAATACATAAACTATACCACTTGAACCAATCACTACTTTCCTTGTTCCGATTGGATAAAGTGTATCTGCGGTCAATGATGTTCCTGGTATTGTTCCACCGTCTGCAGCGTGAATAACAACATTACTTACATCCTCACATATAAATGCAGCTCCAGCGTTTGAACCAGTCGCATAAAATGTTGTTGAAGAAGCAACCTTTGTTATTTTATTGTAATTACCAGTACCCTTATATGTTGGTTGAGACCTATGGGTACTTGGATAAGTTGGTGTTGCCATTTAATTTCTCCTTGTATGTATATAATTATTTAGATTTAGAAAACTTTCTCAAAAAGGCTGCTGCATCATCCACATCATCCTTTTCAAAAGTTACTTCCATTTTTTTCACTTCGTTTTTAGTACGAGTGAGTTTTCTTTTTAAATTTGTTATTTCTTTTTTGTTTTTCTTTTTATTTACTTCTAATTTTTCTACTTCTTTTGCTACTTCTTTTTCTTTTTTCTTATGTTTCTTAATTACTTCACCTAATTCTTT